CTTACCACGCATTTGTGGTGTATCACTGCAATGATGATTGGGATGACTATCAGAGTTACACCGGTCAACGTACAGAAATCGCACACTTAAAACTTGGCTGGCTATGAAAGGAGCATTTTACTGTCCGCATTGTAAGACACCAAACGCTTGTGACTGTACCAATTGTAAACCGCACATCACTGAAGAAGACACCGTGGCTATCCGCCATGATGAACACCTGACCTGTGGCAAATGTAGTAAAAACTACAGTTATAACCAGGCACTAGACACTGAATGGGAAATAAGAAAATTAAACCATGAAGATTATTGACAGAAAATCCATGCTCATTAGAGAAAGTGGCAGAAGCACAGACTTTATCTCACCCAGCTTTGGGCACGGATGCCTGTTTCAATGTGTTTACTGTTACATGAAGCGACATAAGCCTACTGGCTTAGACATTGCCAAAAACACAGGAGAGATCCTCACTGCTATCAACAATCATAGCTGGTTTGCTCAGGTAGAAAAACCTAATCAGACACATGAAAGTCTGATCACTTACGACATTTCTTGCAATGAAGACTTTGCGTTGCATCTGAAGTACCACAACTGGCAACAGATATTTGATTTTTTCAAGATGAACGAAAAAATTATGGGTTCTTTTGCCACCAAGTATGTGAACAAGAAGCTGTTGTTATACAATCCTCAGAAAAAAATACGCATCAGGTTTTCTTTAATGCCACAATGCTATGCAGATGTGCTTGAGCCTGAAACATCAAGCATTCAAGAACGTCTTGATGCTATCAACATGTTTGTTGAGGCAGGTTATGATGTACATGTGAACTTTTCACCAGTAATCGTCACAGATAACTGGCTTGAAAACTATCAGAAATTATTTGAAGACTTGAACAATGCTGTCAAAGACGAGTACAAACCTGCTGTAAAAGCAGAAGTTATTTTTCTTACGCATAACACAGCAAGACATCATCAAAACCTTAAAAACAATGCCGCCGGTGAGAGTCTTATCTGGCGCCCTGAGATACAAGAAGATAAAGTATCTCAATATGGAGGTGTAAACCTAAGATACAAAGCTTCTTTGAAAGCTGGTTACATTGCTGATTTTAGAAAGCTGCATGAAAGCATCATCCCTTGGAATTACATTCGTTACATTTTTTAACTGATCCTATGAGTAAAGAAATAACTGAAAGACAGATTGTGTATAACGCTGTTTTATGCAAAGTTTGTTCAAAAACAATTGTGAGTCGTCATCGCCATGATTACAATACTTGTGGTTGTCCTAATCATGCTTCTGTTGATGGAGGTATGAGCTATCTGCGTCATGGTGCATTAGATCTTGAATTAATTGAGCTTTTGACTGTATATGCAGATGAACCTTTTGAAAAAGTAAGACAGTATGCTACACGTGGCTCAAGAGGTAAAAGTGGCAAAGAACCACTCACCTGGGTAAAACTTGCTGAAATGACTGATGAACATTTGGCAGCTGTTTTAGCGTTTGGTGGTGCGGAGTGGCACTTAAAACTTATTGCTAAAGAACTTCAATACCGACATGAAAACAACATATCCATTAAAGACCCTGAAGCCTGAGTTTGTAAGAATCGCTCTTGCAATGACTGAGGTTCACATTGACAATTTGACAATTGTAGCAACCATTCAAGATGTTTTTGCAAAGCTGCATGAAAAAGGAATGGATTTTTCTTTAGATGACGCTTTAGAAATTATTTACAAGAATCGCAAAGAAGAACCAAAAACTTCTGCAAACAATGCAAAAATGAAAGAGTTGCAATCTATTTATAGGTCTTTAAGTGAGTGCTATGTACATGGCAGCACAAACAAAATAAACCTGAAAATTTCTGAGAAGATGGACAGGGTGCTTGTTGAAATTGAAGAACTTAAAAAACTAAGTAATGGAACCTGATGAAAACAAACATGATGAATTATTACCAATTGATCTGTTAAAACATGGAGCTTTTTATCAGGTTCATCTGAAAGTATTAGTAAAACCTAAAAAAAAAAACAACATGAAAAAAGTACAAATTGGAGTAGTAGGAGTTGACTCAGGTCAGCTTGTTTTATGTGATCCCTGCTACATTGATTCTGATTGGGAAAAAGAAGAGTTTCAGGACATCAGAAAGTACCAGCACAAAACTACAGGTGATATTTTGCAGTATCGTGTAGACTTTGCTAAGTATGATACACCAATTCCAAAATATGGTGGTCAAACCATGAACCAGCTAATAGCATCCGGTGAATGGAAAGAACTTGATAGTCCTGATTCCATGCACAATTTCAGTTACAACGCTTGCTGTAAAGCTACCTTGTCTGCCAAAGGACATGGTCAGCTTAACTATAAGCTGGGACATGACGGTGTAGCTGTTGCTTTCAGCACTGCTTGTGGTGATGGAATTTATCCAGTGTTTGCCAACTATGACGACCAGGGAGAACTGGTGTCTGTGTCTGTTCACTTTAATGATGAAGAATAATAACCATGAAAGGAAAGTTTACAATAGAAAAGACTCCATTTTCCTCTACCAAATACTATAGTGGAGAGTACACCTGCGATTGTTCTCAGTGGGAAGATGAAATTCAGACTGAAACTTTTGAATTTACAGTTGTTGTGACTGAAGACCATGAAAATGGATCAGAGGAAATCATGGAGATCACTTGGGTCATCCAGGCTCCACCTAATGTGGGTGAAGCAGAAGATTGGATTAATGCTAACTTTTTCAACAAAATCGTCGAATGACATCATAACAGCTTAATGAGAAGTAGAAAGCTACATTTCTAAGCTGTGTAGTACAAAATAATAGAACCAAAGATGAATCGCAGAAACTTAAGTGGAGTGTACATCTTCCACAAATTTGATGACGAAGAACGCAGGGAACCTACCTGCTTTGAAGACTGCCCAGAAGAAAAACAATCTGAGTGGTTAAACACGCTTGATCCTGATTCTCTAAAAAGTTTAGCAAAACATCTTGCTAAAACATTAAGAAACATTGGTGACCAACTTGACATTATTGTAAAGCAAGTTGATGATGAGTAATTCAAGTGATCATCAAGAATGGTGGGGCTATCAGCATGTTTCTGGTACTTACCAAGTAAAACCATATCGCGAAGCGATTGACATCATTGAAGCAAATGAATCTCCATTTTGCAAACATGTTGTAGGGCCTTTTATGGCAAAAAACAGAGACGACGCTTTGCATATAACAGAGTCACTTGTTAATTCTTTGAATGACACAGAACCGTCTGAAGCAGAGCAGCAGCTTTACTTTTTTATACACAACACAGCAGGCAGTTTTATGACAAGCTTGTTCGAGTGTATTATGAATGCTGACATTCACAACCAGGCAAAACTTGCCAAAGGATTTCCAGAACATGTTGAAGTTGCTTACAAGCACATGAACTCTTCAGGTTACTGGGAAAATCTTGAGCAAAGAATGCAAAAGTTATTTAAACAAAAAACATGAGCCATCCATTGCATCATGCTATTTCAAGCCAGAAACAGTGGGGCGGTCAGGTAGATGACTATCTTCCGCTTCACAACTGGTTTGATGAAACCAAAGCGCACTACCCTGACATGCGTCACCGAGCACTGCGCCATCACTCAGAAGGTATCTTCTGGTGTGAAAAACAATTTGGCACCTATATCACCAACTCTGATGGACGCATGGTCCCTGTAAGAGCTATTGGTGAACAACACATTAAAGAAGACTTAGGATGGATACCAACCATCAAAGACTACCTTGACAACATGACTATTGTAGGCTGGATGTACAAGCCAGGAGACGGTAGAAAAATGCTTAAGCAAATGACAGAAGAAAAGTCTGATTTTGTTACACATAAACAACCTAAATTACCATGAGTAAAACAAAAGATTTTACAATAAAAGACCTGATGAACTGGTGCGATGCACAAGTAGCAGAAGGCAAATTTCTTGAGATTAAGTGGGAAGGTGGAGGAGATAGTGGCTGGGTTTATTTTGAAATTGATGGCGAACAAACATCAGAACCTGAAGCAGAAGCTTTAGTAGACATGATTTATAGCCAGTTAGATTATGGATCGTGGGCAGGAGAATTCAGTGCTTCAGGCAGTGCAACTTACGATCCTATCACAAAGTCTTTTCAAGGTGAAGATAATTATTCTGAAGAAGAAGGAAAAACTTTTGACTGTCACATCACAGTTAAAATTCCAAAACACATTCCTTTTGACAGAGTATTGATTGAGGCTCATGAAAGCAACAAAACCAGTGTCAATTTGACAATAGCCAATGGTTTTGACCATCCTGAAAGAATTGTTGTACAACAAATTCTTGAAGAACAACTTACAAAAGAATTTGAAGCAGTTTTAGAACAAGTAGAAGGATCTACAGATGAAGAAATTGCAAGTTCCTATCAGTGGGTGACTTTTGAAAGAGAAAATCTTACAGAAGAAGGAGAGTATTTAGTAGGTGTAATTGAAGATTACTGTTACAGTGTACATGTCTACGACCCACGTGATGTAGATATTTGTCTTGAAGAAATGCTTGAAGAAACTAACGAGGAGGATTAACCATGAACTTTGAAAAATTAACTTACCATGTAGAAGGACACACAGGTGTGTCTTATGACAACGCTCTGATGTATTGGAAAACGGCATACCCAAACTTCAGCGACTTTGAAAAAAAAGTAATTACACAAGAACCTCTTAAAGCTTTTGGCGAGCATTGTGCCAAAGAGTGGGACAGCATTCTTCCTGCAACAGTGGCAATAGCAATGTCTCAGACAAATCTTGAGATGCGCAGGCTTTTCTTTAAGGCACTGGGTATTGAAAAAGTGTTTCAAGAACTTAAGCCAGAACTTGTAGACGAACAAGTGATTGAGTTTCAAAATCATTTGACAGACATCAACGGCAATCCTCATGTTGAAACTGTTCAGGACAAGTATCAACTGTACAAAATCCCTGGTGATAAGCTTTTTCCTGAAGAAAAAGAGGGCTGGCGTCGCTCTAACGCAGATGCTTACGCGGTGCGTTGTTGGTGTACTACCACAGGACGTGAGTATTGGATCTATGTTCCAAGGTGGATTGGTGAAAGCAATGACGCTATTAAGGCTATTGCCTGGACATTTAGAATCAACATTACAAATCCAGAATACATTGTAAGGCAAGGTGATATCATTATTGCCAAGGCTTCTGAGAACTCTGAAGAATGTAATCTGCATCATCTTGAAAAAGAAGACTACCTGAAACTGTTAAAATCACAAAGCTAAAATGAGCAAAACACATGACCGGCTTGTTCTTGCCACAGGTGAGGGCGCCAATACACATGCAGTAATTGCTGCTTCTAAGATCAGTTTCTCAGAAATGCGTGAAGAAACGATCAAGTTTGAGATCAAAGACGAGTTTGCCCTTGTTACTCATGAGGAACATGGCACTATTCGTTTGTCAACTGGTGTCTATTACAAAACCAACCAGGTGGAGTTTAACCCTTTTGACAACTCTGTCTCAAGGATTTTTGACTAAAAACACATGAATAAGCACTGAAAAGAGGGGTGACTCTCTTTTCAGTTTGCTTATTTTGTAGACTTTTACTATATTTGTAGAACTTTACTGCACCTAATGAATAATGTTCAATACACTGAATGGCTTAGAAAATTAAGCATTACACAGTTACACCAGGAACATTCAAACATGACCTGGTGTTCTGAACAAGGCGTTGAGTCAAAAGATATTGCCAAACAAAAAGTTCAAATTGTACAAACAGAACTTGACAAAAGGGCACTTATTTACAACTTAAACTCACAACTGTGAAAAAACTTTTAATACTCTTGGCGTTGATATTTTCAACGCTTGCAAGCATTGCGCAAGAAACGCGGTGTACTGATGTGCTTTATGTAAGTCTTTACAAATGGGACAATTCAAAAAATACATTTGTGCACTCTTCTACTCGCGCAAGTGATCTTACATACTGCATGAGTGAAAATCATCTTCAAGTAGACAACCAAGTTGAGACTTTTATTTTTCTCAACAAAGCTCTTAAAAAGTTTGAAAAACCTGGGCATACAGAATATTCCTACAATGGTATAGACAAGAATGGCAAAAACTACACTGTTGTGTACATTTTTAAAGACAACGTTCCATATCACATGAAAGTGCAAGCTATAATTTATGACTGGGCTGCAGAATTGCGTGTTGAATACTATCTCAAACCTTACTAAACCTTATGAAAGTCAGAATCAAAAAACTACATCCTAACGCTGTGATACCCAGTTATGCAAAACCTGGGGACGCTGGCATGGATTTGCAAGCAATTGCAATTGATATACAACAAGAACAGGTGCACTACAGAACTGGTCTTGCTGTTGAAATCCCTGAGGGATATGTAGGACTTATCTTCCCACGCAGTTCTGTACGCAACAAAAACCTTTCACTAAGCAACTCAGTAGGGGTGATTGACTCAGGATATCGCGGTGAGATTATGGCTACCTTTAACTGGAGAGGTATGGATAAGAACCACTACCAAGTTGGTGACAGGATCATGCAGTTAATGATTATTCCTTACCCTCAAGTAGAATTTGAAGAAACAGATACTCTTTCTGATACAGAAAGATCAGTTGGAGGATTTGGTTCTACAGGAAACTAACAACAGTATTTGGTGACAAGAGAGCTTTTTAACTAAGGCTCTTTTGTCACAAATATTTAAAAAGTTTGTGACATGAACATCAACAAAGACAGTGGTCAAGTAGAAATTGTAGGACCCTATGGTCGAGTTTATCTGTACACACACAGCGGTGCTGGTTCTTTAGTTAATGATATACACAGTGTCCTTTCAATGCGTCAACGCTGGGATGACCCTGATTATCTTGCTAAAATGGTTTTTTGCAAAATGGTGCCAGTTGAGTGCTGGAATACTGATCTTGGTTTTGGTATAGGTACTCAACTATATGCAGATGTAAACTTACTTATTACACTTGACACAGTAAATCAAAAAATATTATTACAGTCTGCAACTGATAAACATTATAAGCTTCAAAATTCTTTTAAAGATTTTGTTATAAACTTTTTATCAAGAGCTAACATTTAAAATCATAGCAATATAGTGCAAAATACTTCTACAACATGTATATTTGCAGAGGTGCATCTTTATAACATGTAGTATTTTAGTGGCAACTACTTGCCTACTTAAAATGCTATATCAACTACCTAACGGAAAGTGTATAGAGATTTCACTAGAGCAATACCTCAGTATGAGCGATGATGAACTTAATATGTTTATGGCATACAACATTGGTGAAGAGGTTAACGACCCTTTTGCCTTAAGTGTCCTTAGACATGGTCCAAGTAACGAAAAAGCTGATTATGATGACTTTGATTTTCTTGAAGAACCAAGCATTGAAGAAGAGCTTGGCATAAAAGAACTCACAGACATTCCATCTGAGGAAAAGCTTAATGATATTGATTATACAGGACCTGATGATATTTAAGAAGCCGCTAACGTAAGCGCGCATGTCATGATTAAAGCAAAACTCAAGCCTTGCGCAGGTTGTGGGGAGGATAGACTCATCTGGAAAAACTTTGAAGGACAGAAGTTCTGCAAAGATTGCTGGATGAAGAAAACTCCTGCTACAAAGCCAGTTACATCAAAACTGATCAAGCCTGTTTCTGACAAACGCAAACCGCTGGATCAGCTGTACTCCAAACTTAGAAAGCAGTTCCTGGATCAGCCAGAGAACAGTACCTGTAGGGCTAAGCTGCATGTCTGCACGCATCATACAGGACAAGACTTGACAATACATCATACACGCGGTCGTGGTAAGTACTATCTTGACAGTGCTACCTGGATCCCTTTATGTTTAAGCTGTCACCGGTGGGTAGAGGAACACCCCGCTGACGCTAAAGAAATGTTTCTCACAGAATCCAGAGTTTAACCTTATTAAACAATAATCTTATGAAAAACTTAACTCTTGAACAATGGCTTGGTGTAGTTAGACACCTTTTTTCTGCATTTGGTGCTATTTTGGCCACCAATGGGTGGGCTTCTGATGATCAGGTGCAGGAACTAACAGGTGCAGTATTAGCCTCTATTGCTATTGTATGGTCTATCTACTCTAAGTCAAAATCTTAAAAAACGTAATGGAACAATCAGAATCATCTGGACCTTTTGGTTTTGGACTTTTAGGTCTACTTCACCTTGGCAAAGGCACTTTTGGAGAAGCCCTTGAGGCGCTTAAGCAAGGACATCGCGTTGCACGCAGTGGCTGGAATGGCAAGAACATGTTTTTGTTTTTGCTTCCCGCAGGAACTGTTCCTACAAAAGCCATTCATGACCCTGCACTTCGCCAGGTTATTGAAGAGCAGGTAGGCGGAGAGACTTTTGAGGCACTTGGCAGCATCAGAATGTTTACTGCTGACAAGAAAATTCTTACCGGCTGGCTGGCATCTCAAACAGATATGCTTGCTGAAGACTGGTCTATACTCTAACCCTAAAAAAAAACACTTCACACTTTTTATGAAAAAATTCATTGGCTACTACATCATTGGTGCAACTACTAAACAAGACGCACAAGATGAAAAAGGTCTGTTATTATGGACTGAAAAAAAACCTTCTGCACTACGCAGATTTCTTTGTTCAACGCTGTTAGGTATCTACTGGATTGACAAAGACAGAATCTTGGAAGAACGCGGTAAGACTGCACAAAGTCAAACAAGTGTTTCTGACAAACCTGTAACAGAAATGCAAAAGCTTTCTCCAGTAAAAACAGAAGAAACCTCTGGTGTCCGCAAAACACCTGCGCCACAAAAATCGCGTAAAGTAAAAAATAACTAATACAAAATCATAATGACTGAATTGACCAAACGTGAGTTGATTCAGCAAGAAGCCCTCAGAGCGATACACAACAAGTATCGTTCTGGGTTGGCTATAAGTATGGGAGTTGGAAAGACTCTTATAGGGCTGCGTCACATGGAGCAGGAGTACGCTAACGGCTACAGAAAGTTTCTGGTCGTAGCCCCAAAGGTCAGCATCTTTGAGTCCTGGAAAGAAGATGCTGAAAAGTTTGGACTCAGCCACTTGCTGGAACATATTGAATTTACCACTTACCTGTCTTTGAGCAAAAAGACCAGGGACTATGATGTGGTTTACCTAGATGAGTGTCACAGTATGTTGTACACTCACGATTTTTATCTGTCAACTTTTCCAGGCAAGATCCTGGGTCTGACTGGCACACCACCGCGTTTCAAAAAATCAGAAAAGGGTGAGATGGTGTCAAAGTACTGCCCTATCGTTTACACTTACATCACTGATGATGCCGTAGAGGATAAGATCCTTAATGACTATCGGATTGTTGTACACACCATTCCTTTAGACACTGTAAAAAATCATCGCGTACAGCTTAAAAAAGGTGGTTATTTTATGACTTCTGAGCAAGCCAACTATCAGTATTGGACAGACAGGATTTTAAGTGCAAACCCTAATAGCACCCAGCAAAAAATCTTTCGCATCATGCGCATGCAAGCACTCATGCAATTTTCATCAAAAGAACGTTATGCAAGAAGGCTGCTAAACATGATTCATGAAAAATGCCTGGTGTTTTGCAACACTACAGAACAAGCGGACCGTGTGTGTACACTTTCTTATCACAGCAAAAACCCTGATAGCGAAGCCAATCTTGAGATGTTTAAAACTGGTAAAGTATTGCAGCTTTCTTGTGTGCAGCAGTTAAACGAAGGTGTGAATATTCCAGAACTGGGCGCAGGAATTATTCTGCACGCTTACAGCAATGAGCGTAAAAGTTCTCAGAGATTGGGCAGGCTTCTGCGTTTAAGCCCTGACAAAAAAGCCACTGTGCACATCCTAATGTATCAAGACACAATAGACGCAGAGTGGGTGGGTGAAGCGCTCAGAGACTTAGACTCTGAGAAAATAATCTACATGGATCCTATGTTTTAAATTAACATCAACAGATGCATAGCACTACTCTTACATTTGTCAAAAAAAATGGTCAGCTTATTCCAGCCTCTGAAAGAGAAATGGGCAAGCTGAAACAGTTTAATATGGCTTTAAAAGAAGATAGCACTATTGAAGTGTACATGTCTTTAGCTTCAAAAAATGACAAAACACTACCTCAACTTGCAAGGATTCACACAATGATGAGAGAACTTGCAGAATTTACAGGTCACACCTTTGATGAAATCAAAGATGAAGTAAAAAGAAAAGCGGGTCTCCATGTTGTTACAGGGACCCGCTCTCAGGACTGGAAGCTCAAAAGTTTTGCAGATTGCAGCAAGGATGAATTGTCAAAAGCAATAGACACATGCATTGAAATAGGTCATTTGCTTGGCCATCACCTTGTTTAAAGAGACTCTTTCAGCATTTCTGCTGCCTTCTCTTGTGTGACTTGCACAATGAACCCTTCTTTTCTAGCAACATCTTCAAATTCTTTTGCCAAGATTAACAGCGTTTCATAGTGACTTACCCACTCTTCTGTTATATCCTGGGAAGAAATTTGTTGATGTGCGCTATTAAGTTCTTCTGTTGATTTACCAGAAATAAAGAA